ATATGTTTATTAAAGAAGTGTTCTCACGTTGTAGTCACAAAGGCGCGAGAATATTAATTGATACAAACCCCGAAAACCCAATGCATCCAGTTAAAAAAGATTACATTGATAAGAGTGGTCAACGATTATCGAATGGAAGACTAAATATCAAAGCATTTCAATTTACTTTGTTCGACAATACATTTTTAGATGAAGAATATATTGAATCGATTATAGCGAGTACACCAACAGGAATGTTCACAGATCGTGACATTTATGGTAAGTGGGTTTCTGCTGAGGGTGTTGTATATAAAGATTTCAAAGAAAAAGTTCATTACATCACAGAAGAAGAATTTAAAACTAAACAAATAAAAAGGAAATATGCAGGCGTCGACTGGGGATATGAGCATTATGGTTCTATTATGGTTGTAGCGGAAGACTTCGACGGAAACAAGTACGTTATTGAAGAACACGCACACAGACATAAAGAAATAGATGACTGGGTAGCTATTGCAAAAGGAGTTATAAAAAGGCATGGCGATATTCTTTTTTATTGTGATACAGCTAGACCTGAACATATTGAACGATTTAGAAGAGAGAAGATAAAAGCAAGATATGCTGACAAAGCTGTTATTGCTGGCATTGAAGTTATTTCTAGGTTATTCAAGTTAAATAAAATATTCATTATCAAAGAAAAAGTTAGTTTGTTTAAAGAAGAAATATACAACTACGTTTGGAAAGATAATGCAGACGAACCAGTTAAATTAAACGATGACACATTAGATGCGTTAAGATATGCAGTTTATACAGCTAATAAGCCAAGTGGCACAGGCTTTAATTAAAGGAGGTAATATTTTGTACCCTAGCCAACCAACACAAACAGAAATATTTGATGCTATTGTGAGGACTAACAATAAGCCAGAAACACTGGAAGAAATGATTGTCAGATATATAAAACAACATTTGGAGAAGTTACCTGAAATCTCAATCGGTCAAGAATATTATGAGCAACGTCCTGATATTGTTAAGGAACCTAAGCCAGTTGATGCTACAGGAGCAGTTGACCCATTGAAACCAGATGACAGAATGATTACCAACTTCCATGCTAACCTAGTAGATCAAAAAGTTTCTTATATTGTAGGTAAGCCTATCGCTTTTAAACATACAGATGATGAAGTAGTTAAACGTATTGATGAAGTTTTGGGCAATAGATTCGATGATAAGTTACACAGTGTACTAACAGGAGCCAGCAATAAAGGTATTGAATGGTTGCATCCTTACCTTGATGAAGAGGGAGAATTTAAGTTATTTAGAGTACCAGCAGAACAAGGTATTCCTATATGGACTGATAAAGAGCACGAAGAATTAGAGGCGTTTATCAGGATGTATAAATTGGAAAATGAAACTAAAGTTGAATACTGGGACAAAGTAACGGTTAATTACTACGTTTATGAAAATGGCTCGCTTATTCCGGATTACTCTAACAATTTGGAGAATTCAAAAACGCATTTTAGTACAGGGTCGTGGGGTAAGATTCCATTTATTCCATTCAAAAATAACGACTTAGAAATATCAGACATATTTATGTATAAAACATTGATTGATGCGTATAACAGGCGATTATCTGATTTATCCAATACTTTTAAAGATTCAAACGAATTAACGTATGTATTGAAGAACTACGATGACCAAGAGTTACCAGAATTTAAACGGTTACTACGTTATTACGGTGCGATAAAAGTATCAGATAACGGGGGTGTCGACACAATACAGGTAGAAGTACCAGTTGAAAACAGTAAGAAGTATTTAGATGAGTTATATCAAAAAATAATGTTGTTTGGTCAAGCGGTTGACTTTAGTTCTGATAAATTCGGTTCTGCTCCAAGTGGGGTTGCGTTAGAGTTTTTATATACTAACTTAAACTTGAAAGCGGATAAGTTAGCGCGTAAAGCTAAAGTTGCTATACAGGAGTTACTTTGGTTTGTGTTTGAGCACTTCGACATCAAAGGAGAACATAAAGATGTCGATATTAGTTTCAACTACAACAAAGTAGCGAACACAGAATTACAAGTACAAACAGCTCAGCAATCTATGGGAATTGTAAGCCATGAAACTGTATTGGAAAATCACCCGTTTGTCGAAGATTTACAAGCAGAACTCGAACGAATAGAGCAAGAACAAATGGAGTACAACAAGCAACTCCCTAATTTAGATGACGGAGGTGCTGACAGTGCCCAACAACAAGAAAGATCTAACAATAAAGAATCAGAATGATATTGATGAGTATATCGACAATCTAATCTCTAAAGCTGAGAAGCCGATAGAACAACTATTTGCTAATCGACTTAAAGAGATAAAACAAATCATCGCAGATATGTTCGAGAAGTATCAAAGTGATGATGTGTATGTTACATGGACTGAATTCAATAAATATAACAGGCTCAATAAGGAGTTAACTCGTATAGGTACAATGTTGACTGATGACTACAGGCAAGTAGCTAAGATGATTCAGAAGTCACAGGAAGACGCTTATATAGAAAAGTTCCTTATGAGCCTTTATTTATATGAGACGGCGAGTCAAACATCTATGCAGTTTGATTTTCCTAGTAAAGAAGTTATCACATCAGCTATTGAACAACCTATTGAGTTCATTCGATTAGTACCGACGCTACAGAAGCATCGTGATGAAGTATTGAAAAAGATACGCTTACACATCACACAAGGCATTATGAGCGGAGAGGGCTACTCTAAAATAGCGAAAGCAATCCGTGATGATATTGGCATGTCTAAAGCTCAATCGTTGCGTGTAGCTCGTACAGAAGCGGGTAGAGCGATGTCACAAGCTGGACTTGATAGTGCATTGGTAGCTCAAAAGAATGGCTTACAGATGTATAAGTATTGGCAAGCCACCAAAGATACACGTACAAGGGACACGCACAGGCATCTAGACGGTGCTAAAAAGAGAATAGATGAACCGTTCAAGTCGAGCGGTTGTGTTGGACAAGCACCTAAGTTGTTCGTCGGTGTGAATAGTGCAAAAGAAAACATCAACTGTCGTTGTAAGCTTATGTATTACATTGATGAAGATGATTTGCCTAGTACAACAAGAGCACGTAAAGATGATGGCACAACCGAAGTAATACCACAAATGACCTATCGTGAGTGGGAGAAATATAAACGTAAAAGAAAGTAGTTTACTACTCGACCTTAGCATGTCGTTAAACTGCTTCTTTTTATACCAAAATTCTTCGTGGCGTTGCACGTAAAACTCGTAAAAAGGAGTAGTTTAAATGGATTTATACACATTGTTAGGACAATTTAAAGACGGAGAAATCGACAAGCAAAAGGTAATTGATGCGATTGACGAATCAAAATCGGGAATGGTACCACGTTCAAGATTGAACGACAAGAATACCGAAATTGAAGAGTTAAAAGAAGAGATTTCTAAACGTGATGAACAAATTGTCGAATTGAAAGACTCTGTAAAAGATGAGAGCGAGCTTCAGAAAGCACTCGAAGAAGAACAAAATAAAAACGCAGAGTTAGAAACAAAGTATAAAGATTTACAACTTAATAGCGCAGTGAAATTAGCGGTTAATCATGAAGCTAATGACGCTGACGACATTCTAACATTCATCAATAAAGATGAACTGGAATTAGCAGACGACGGCACTGTAAAAGGTTTAGATGAAGCGATTGGAACGCTTAAAGAGTCTAAACCTTATTTATTTGCACCGTCTAAGCCTACAGGTAACACACCGCAAGACGGAGACCCACCAAGCCCGCATGAAGCGTGGACAGAATTTTTAAATTAGGAGTGTATTACATGAATAAAACAATCAAAAATGCTACTGGTATGTTGAAGTTAAACTTACAACATTTTGCTAACAAGTCAGTAGAGCCTGGACAAACGTTATTGAAAAATAAGCACGTTGGAATTTTAGAAAGAGTCACAGCGGTTAATGCCTATTCAACACCGGCATTAATTAGTAATGACGCCATTTTTATGGAAGGTCGTTCTTTCACAGTTATGAAAGGAGATACAACAGAGTTAAAGGATTACAAACGTAATGCTACTAATGAATTTGACCATCCAAAAATTGAAGAAACAACATACTTCTTAGATCAAGAAAAATACTGGGGTCGTTTCGTAGATGCTTTAGACAGAAAAGACACAGAAGGTAATATTGATATTAATTACGTAGTGGCACGTCAAGGTGCGGAAGTTGTAGCACCATATTTAGATAATTTACGTTTCGCTACACTAGCACGTAATAAAGCTAAACATTTAACAGTTGGTACTGGTTCAGATGCAAAGTATGATGCGGTTTTAGATGTATCTGTTGAATTAGATGAAATCAAAGCGCCAGAAAACCGTGTGCTATTCGTTTCTCCTACATTCTACAAAGGTATTAAAAAGTTTGTTATTGCATTACCTCAAGGAGATACGCGTCAACAAGTATTAGGCAAAGGTGTACAAGGCGAATTAGACGGTTTTGTTATCGTTAAAGTACCAACGAAATTATTACAAGGGTTACAAGCTATCGCAGTTGTAGGCGAAGTTTTAGCTTCTCCAATTCAAGCTGATTTGGCTAAAACAAATTCAAATATTCCTGGTATGTTCGGAACGTTAGCAGAACAATTGCTATATACTGGTGCATTTGTACCTGAACACTTACAAAAGTACATTTTCACTATTGGTGGTACAGAAGTTGCTACAAAACGTGATGGTGTTGATGCACATGCTGACAATGTAGCTAAACCGTCTGGAAGCTTAGAAATGTAATAGGAGGTAGTGACGTATGTATAAAGTAGTCGAATATTTTGAAGATGCTCAAGACAACAGACACCCTTATCACGAAGGGGATATATACCCACGTGATGGGTTAGAAGTATCAGAAGAACGATTAGCCGAATTATCCACAACAAATAACTGCCGTGAAATAATTGGTATTAAACTGGTTGAAGACGAACAAACAGAACAGTCTGAGACGAACGCTGACGAGCAAAAAAGTTTATCTGATATGAAAGTAACAGAATTAAAAGAACTTGCTAAAAAGCGTGGAATTAAAGGCTATAGCGATATGAAAAAAGATGAGCTTATCAAAGTTTTAGTGGGTGTTAAGTAATGGACACAAAAGACGTCAAAATGATTAATGGACTTTCACTCAATGATTCGTCTAACGATGAGCAGATCGAATATCTTATTGAAGAATATAAAAGTGTTGCAGAAGATTATTGTAATCAGAAGTTTGATGACAAAGCGGTGCCGTCGGGTGTTAAGAAGTTTATTGCTGAATGTATCAAGTTTGGTACAACTGGCAATATCTCTGCGCGCACGATGGGCACTGTGAGTTATACCTATATAACTGACATACCTAGTAGTGCTTATGCATATTTAATGCCTTATCGCAAGTTAAGTTGGGGTAAGCGATATGTTTAATCCGTTTGATGAGTTCCCGCACACAATTGAAATTGGAGAGGTTGAAGTCGTAGGAACGTACCCAAAAGAATACGAGCGTTTTAAAAGTAAGGAAACAATTAAAGGGTTTATGGACACACCTACATCAAGCGAGACACTCAAATTTCATCAGATGAGCAAAGACTTTGACCGAAACCTATATACGCCGTACCACATACCAATAACAAACAAAACTTTATTTAATTACGAGGGTAAAACGTACGAAGTTGTAGGCGAACCGGTCGACCAAGGCGGACAACATGAAATCAATTTAACTAGATTGAGGGTGCGACTTATTGGCAAAGGTTAAGTATGGTAATTGGGACTTAGTAAAAGAGTTGGAAAATTATGAGCGAGACATAGAACGATGGGTCAAACGAGGTATAGCAAAGACAACTGTTAAGATTCACAATACAATCATTTCATTAATGCCAGTTGATACCGGATATCTTAGAGAAAGTGTAACAATGGACTTTAAAGACGGCGGTTTTACTGGTGTTATTAATATTGGTAGTGAATACGCAATATATGTCAATTATGGTACTGGTATATATGCAACAGGTGCTGGAGGTAGTAGAGCGAAAAAGATACCATGGTCATACAAGGATGCAAACGGTAAGTGGCACACTACTAAAGGGCAACATGCACAACCTTTTTGGGAGCCGGCAATAGACGCTGGACGAGTATTCTTTAATAAGTATTTTTCATGAGGTGGTTAAGATATGTGGGTATCAGTTGAACGGTACTTATTTAACAAAGTATATAACAAATTAAAAAGTAACCCTATTATCCAAAAACAATTGGATGGTAGGGTTTTTGATTGCGTTCAGAAAGACGCTGTTTACCCATATATCGTTGTGGGTGAAACAAACGTCACTAACAAAGAAACGACCACGAGCATGGTCGAAGATGTCGGCATCACGTTGCATGTTTATAGTCAAGCACGTAATAGAGATGAGGCATCACAAATAATTCAATTTTTAGGCTTCGTTTTAAACAACGAAATCGAAATTGATTATTATTCATTCATTAAAAGTCGAATTGATACACAAGAAGTGATTACTGACATAGATCAGTACACTAAACACGGTATCATTCGACTTGTTTTTAAATACAGACACAACACATTACAAAGGAGTGTAACGAATGGCGCAGGATAAATATATTGTCGCTCTCCAAATCGCTGATAAAGATTTAGCTAAGAAGCTAACTATCGAAGAGGCAACGCTTTTAGGTAGTTTAGCAGAGGGTGGGCACACTATCAGTAACGACCTTGCTGAAATCATTCAAGGCGGTAAGAAAGATTATAGCCGTAACTCTGTCGAAGAAGAAATCAAGTTGACGCTTGATGTCGTTCCGGGAGATAAAGGTCAATTAGCATTAAAAGAATCGGTTAAGCAATTCAAACAGTTACGTGTTTGGATTTGGGAAACTAAAAAACGCGATGGCAAACATCACGGTGTATTCGCGTATGTAGTCATCGAAGAGCACGAATGGTCGTTTGATGATGAAGATAACAAAATCGAAATCACAGCGAAAGTTAAGTTCAATAGTGCTGACGGTACAATCAACGATTTACCAAAAGAATGGCTTAACCCTAGCGCATTGGCTCCAGTTGTTGAATTCGAAGACATGAACGCTTACGAAGATAGTTATGAAAACCGAACTAAAAAAACAACTGCTGGCAGTAGCGATTTAAGTATGTAATTAACGAGGGCATAAGCCCTCTATTTTTTTGTACAAAATAACGATAAACGAGGTATTTAATATGACTGAAACAACTTTTAATCCAATTACATCATTAACAATTAACAACGAAGAAGTTAAAGCAAAAGCAACATTTATGTTCGATAAAACCGCTAAAAAGTTTGCAACTGAACAAGAAGATAATAAAGGCAGAAAACAAACTATTTCAGGATTTACTAATGTTTATAACGCTTTATTAGAACGTGACACAGTGGCAATTGTAGACTTTTGGGAATGCGCAACAGCTTATCTAGGTAAAAGCGCGCCAAAAAGAGAAAATATTGAAGCGGAAATTATGGAAATCATCGAAAGAGAAAACGACACGTTGAATCTTTTACAAGGTGCGTTGGACGTAATGAATAATAGCGGTTTTTTCAAGCAGAAATCACGTCTATTCTGGACACAGATGAACCAAGCGCCATCGTTAGCCAAAGAAGACGAGAAAGAGGGCGCGAAAGCTGGTATCGAGATGATGAAGAACAACTACAAAGAAATCATGACCGTAGCACCTTATTAGACTATTCGGAAATAAGGCAGATGACAAGTCGTTACATAGGTTATATGAGTAATGACGAGCTGATGAGCATGCTACCTGCCGAATGGAATGACTGGATTATTGGCGCTAGACAAGCATTGATTGACCAAAGAGACATTGCGTTGTACGGCGCTCAATATAATGCGGTTGCTCAAGCTGGTAAATCACTAAAACGTTTTGTTAGGCAGAACGAAAGAGAACATTACATTATTCGTGGTCAAGAAGATGAATACGAAAGAATGAAACAGCGTGAGCTAGCTAAAAACAAACGTAAAAGAGAAATACAAAAACAAGGGACTCGCAAGTTCCTTAACAGCTTAAAAACAAGTCATAAAGGAGGTTAGGCATGGAGAAGAATTTTCTGGCTCGTGTTACAGCTATAATCAGTGATTTTAAAAGGAATATGAGAACTGCGCAACGTATGGCTAAGACTGATATACCGGACGAAATCAAGACAGAAGTTACAGCAAACATAAGAGACTACCAAAGAGAACTAACGCGAGCTAAATCGATGGCTCAACGTTGGCGAGGTCATTCTGTTAAATTATTCATGAAAACAGATGAGTATAAAGCGAATTTAGAACGTGCTAAAGCTCAAGTAGAGCGATTTAAACAACATAAAGTAGATTTAAAACTAAGTAACACTGAATTAATGGCCAAGTATAATGCAACTAAAGCTACTGTCGAAGCTTGGAGAAAACATGTTGTTAAGTTGGATTTAGATGCAAACCCCGCTAAAATGGCGGTTAAAGGGTTTAAAGAAGACTTAATAGATCTTAGTAGGCATAGTTTTGATGTTGATTCCAGCAGATGGAAATTAGGAAATAAATTCACAAAAGAATTCAATGAAGTCGAAGGAGCAGTTAAACGTTCTTTCGGAAGAATTGGTCAGATTATGAGAAAAGAAGTAAATGGAACAAGTGATATTTGGGGTAAACTTAACAACTCATTGAAAGATTACGGCGAGAAAATGGACGCCTTAGCTACTAAAATTAGAACTTTCGGTACTATCTTTGCACAACAGGTCAAAGGTTTAATGATTGCTAGTATACAAGCGTTAATACCAGTAATTGCTGGATTAGTTCCGGCTATTATGGCAGTACTTAATGCCGTTGGTGTATTAGGTGGTGGCGTCATTGGTTTAGCTGGTGCGTTCTCTGTAGCAGGTGTTGGAGCAGTTGGTTTTGGTGCAATGGCTATTACTGCACTAAAAATGGTAAAAGATGGAACATTAGCAGTAACAAAAGAAGTTCAAAACTTTAGAGATGCGAGCGATCAGTTAAAAACTACATGGCAAGGCATTGTAAAAGAGAATCAAGCAAGTATCTTTAATGCGATGTCAGCAGGTATCAGAGGCGTTACAAGTGCGATGTCTCAATTAAAACCATTCTTATCCGAAGTATCTATGCTGGTTGAAGCAAACGCACGCAAGTTTGAGGATTGGGTTAAACATTCTGAAACAGCTAAGAAAGCATTTGAAGCGTTGAATAGCATAGGTGGCGCAATCTTCGGAGATTTATTGAACGCTGCAGGACGATTTGGCGACGGATTAGTTAACATTTTCACTCAATTAATGCCATTGTTCAAATTCGTGTCTCAAGGATTACAGAACATGTCTATAGCTTTCCAAAATTGGGCTAATAGTGTAGCTGGTCAGAATGATATTAAAGCGTTTATTGACTACACTACCACTAACTTACCTAAGATTGGCCAGATATTTGGTAATGTATTCGCTGGTATTGGTAATTTAATGATTGCTTTTGCTCAAAACAGTTCTAATATTTTTGACTGGTTAGTTAAATTAACTTCTCAATTTAGAGCGTGGTCAGAACAAGTAGGACAATCACAAGGGTTCAAAGACTTTATAAGTTACGTTCAAGAGAATGGTCCTACTATTATGCAATTAATCGGTAACATCATAAAAGCATTAGTAGCATTTGGTACTGCAATGGCACCTATAGCTAGTAAATTGTTAGACTTTATCACTAATTTAGCTGGATTTATCGCTAAACTATTTGAAACACACCCAGCTATAGCACAAGTTGCTGGTGTTATGGGTATTTTGGGTGGTGTATTTTGGGCTTTAATGGCTCCAATTGTTGCTATAAGTAGTGTGCTTACAAATGTGTTTGGTTTGAGTTTATTTGGCGTTATCAAACAAATTTTAAGTTTCGTTAGAACATCAAGCCTAGTTACTGGAGCTATGCAATTGTTAATGGGTGTTTTCGGTTCGATTTCAGCACCTATTTTAGCGGTAATTGCAGTAATTGGCGCATTTATCGGTGTCCTAGTTTATTTATGGAAAACAAACGAGAATTTCAGAAACACTATTACTGAAGCGTGGAACGGTGTTAAAACGGCGGTTTCTGGTGCGATTCAAGGTGTAGTTGGCTGGTTAACTGAATTGTGGGGCAAAATCCAATCTACCTTACAACCGATAATGCCTATATTGCAAGTTTTAGGGCAAATATTCATGCAAGTTTTAGGTGTTTTGGTAATAGGTATCATTACAAACGTTATGAATATCATACAGGGTTTGTGGACGTTAATTACAATTGCATTCCAAGCCATAGGAACAGTGATATCCGTGGCAGTCCAAATCATAGTAGGTTTATTCACTGCTTTAATTCAGTTGCTTACTGGCGACTTCTCAGGTGCTTGGGAGACTATTAAAACTACGGTTACCAATGTACTTGATACGATTTGGCAATACATGCAATCAGTTTGGGAGTCAATCATCGGCTTTTTAACTGGCGTAATGAATCGAACACTTTCTATGTTTGGTACAAGTTGGTCGCGGATATGGAGTACAATCACTAATTTTGTTAGCAGTATTTGGAACAGTGTTACAAGTTGGTTTAGTCGTGTTGCTTCGAGTGTGGCCGAAAAAATGGGACAAGCACTAAACTTTATTATCACAAAAGGTTCTGAATGGGTTTCTAATATTTGGAATACTGTTACAAGTTTCGCAAGTAAAGTAGCTGATGGATTTAAAAGAGTTGTCTCAAATGTAGGCGACGGCATGAAAAACGCGCTTGATAAGATTAAAAGCTTTTTCAGCGATTTTTTAAATGCCGGAGCAGAATTAATAGGCAAAGTAGCTGAGGGTGTAGCTAACGCTGCGCACAAAGTAGTCAGTGCGGTAGGCGATGCGATTTCATCAGCGTGGGACTCAGTAACTTCATTCGTAAGTGGACACGGTGGAGGTAGCGGTTTAGGTAAAGGTTTAGCGGTATCACAAGCTAAAGTAATGGCTACTAGCTTCGGTAAAACGTTCACAAGTGAGTTAGGTTCAACGTTGACAGATGGATTCAACGACAGTTTAACACCAAGCGTTGACGGCCATATGACAAACGATGTGCAACATAGCATGAAAGAAAATAACAGACCTATTGTTAATGTAACTGTTAGAAACGAGGGCGATCTAAACATGATTAAATCTCACATTGACGATATGGATGCAAAAGATGGTAGTTTCAACTTAATGTAAGGGAGGTTTGTTTATTGATAGCCCATGATGTAGAAATTATTAAAAATGGTGTGAAGTATCGTGTCAGCGACAATCCTCACACTTACAAACACTTAAGAGTGCTTGATTACAACGTTATCGGTTCGGGTTACAAAAGGAATTATTCGCCTTTAGATGGTGTTGATGGACGTTTTCACAATTACGCTAAAGAGGAATATAAAAAAGTTGAACTAAGGTTGAGGTATGAAGTACCTAAAATTGCTTATGCCTCACATCTTAAATCAGACATTCAAACATTGTTTTATGGTCGCTTTTACCTAAGAGAATTGGCAACGCCGGATAACACTATCAAATTTGAAAATATGTTCGAACCATTAGAACAAGAATTTGAATTAGATTATGTTGATGGTAGACAACTATTTGTTGGATTAGTTAGCGAAGTATCTTTTGACACAACTAAGACATCAGGAGAAATCACGTTGACCTTTGAGACGACAGAATTGCCGTTCTTTGAAAGTATCGGCTATAGCACTGATTTAGAAAGTGATAACGATTTAGAAAAATGGTCAGTACCGGACAGAATAGCGCTAAATGAAAATGATAGAAGTAGACAAATGACATTCTATAATACGAGTTCTGGAGATGTTTATTACAACGGAGATGTAGCATTAACGCAGTTCAACCAATTCAATGTAGTTGAAATTGAATTAGCCGAAGATGTTAAAGCTGATGATAAAGACGGTTTCACTTTCTATATGGATAAAGGAAATATCTCAGTAATTAAAGATGTCGATTTAAAAGCAGGCGATAAAATCATTTTTGATAACAAGCACACATATAGAGACAATTTAAATATTGACCTATACAACAAGACGTTAGAACAACCGGTGTTGTATCCCGGTTGGAATCATTTTAAAGCCAACAGACTTATGAAAAAGATAGTCTTTAGACACAAATTATATTACAGATAAGGAGTAGCATATGCCGGTATTATTAAAAAGTTTGCAAGGCGTCGGTCATGCGATTTATGTTAATACAAAATTAAATGAAAAATTGAATGAAGATAGCACGTTAGACATTGATATGATAGAAAATGCCAGCACTTTCGACGCAATCGGCGCTATTACAAAGATGTGGACTATCACAAATGTAAAGGGGGAAGATGACCTCAATGAATATGTGATAGTAATGCTTGATAAATCAACGATTGGAAACAAAATCAAACTTAGTATCAAAGCGAGACAAAAAGAATTAGATGATCTAAACAATTCTAGGATTTACCAAGAATATAACGAAAGTTTCACAGGCGTAGAATTTTTTAACACTGTATTTAAAGGAACTGGTTATAAGTACGTATTGCACACTAAGGTTGACGCATCAAAGTTCGAGGGGTTAGGTAAGGGAGACACAAGACTTGAGATATTCAAAAAAGGGCTTGAACGCTATCATCTCGAATATGAGTACGACGCTAAAACAAAAACATTTCACTTGTATGACGAATTATCAAAAGTAGCAAACTACTATATTAAATCAGGTGTAAATGCTGATAACGTCAAAATTCAAGAAGATGCTTCTAAATGCTACACATATATAAGAGGTTATGGCGACTTTGACGGCCAACAAACTTATACAGAGGCTGGATTACAATTCGAATTCACACACCCATTAGCACAACTGATTGGTAAAAGGGAAGCGCCTCCGTTAATAGATGGACGTATAAAAAAAGAAGATGTTTTGAAAAAATCAATGGAGCTAGTGATAAAGAAAAGTGTCACTGCTTCTATTTCTTTGGACTTCGTAGCACAGCCTGAGCATTTTCCAGAGGCTAACCCTAGAATTGGCGATGTCGCAAGAGTTGGTGAACCAACTATAGGCTATAACGACTTAGTAAGAATAGTCGAGATTACTACACATAGAGATGCATATAACAACATCATCAAACAAGATGTAGTATTAGGTGATTTTACAATGCGCGACAGATATAGAAAAGCTATCCACGAAGCTACGAACTATGTTAAGAATGTAAAAACAACTAAGTCAGACCCAGCTAAGTACTTGAGAGAACTAAACGCAAAAGTTAACGCAAGTTTATCTATAAATAATGAATTGGTTAAGCAGAATGAAAAAATAAACGCTAAAGTCGATAAGATGAATACTAAAACAGTTACAACTGCTAATGGTACGATCATGTACGACTTTACTAGTCAATCAAGTATAAGAAACATCAAATCAATTGGAACGATTGGCGACTCTGTAGCTAGAGGTTCGCACGCAAAAACTAATTTCACAGAAATGTTAGGCAAGAAATTGAAAGCCAAAACGACTAATCTTGCAAGAGGTGGCGCAACAATGGCAACAGTTTCAATAGGTAAAGAAGCGGTAGAAAACAGCATTTATAGACAAGCAGAGCAAATAAGAGGAGACTTAATCATATTACAAGGCACTGATGATGACTGGTTACACGGTTATTGGGCAGGCGTACCGATAGGCACTGATAAAACGGATACAAAAACGTTTTACGGTGCCTTTTGTTCTGCAATTGAAGTTATTAGAAAGAATAATCCAGATTCAAAAATACTAGTGATGACAGCTACAAGACAATGCCCTATGAGTGGTACAACAATACGCCGTAAAGACACGGACAAAAACAAACTAGGGTTAACACTTGAGGACTATGTAAACGCTCAAATACTAGCTTGTAGCGAGCTGGACGTGCCAGTGTTTGACGCATATCACACAGATTACTTTAAACCATACAATCCAGCTTTTAGGAAAGCGAGCATGGAGGACGGCTTACACCCTAATGAAAAAGGTCACGAGGTTATTATGTACGAGTTAATCAAGGATTATTACAGTTTTTACGACTAAAGGAGGCAACCAATGGCTTACGGATTAATAACAAGTTTGCATTCTACCACTGGCGCAAAAGTAGTTGCTCAGCACGAGTACAACTATCGATTACTTGATAATGGAATGAGCAAACTTGAGAAAATGTTTATATATCATCAAAAAGAAGAAATATACGCACACTCAGCGAAACAAATTAAATACTTGAATGACAGTGTTGAAGATTATTTAACGTATCTAAACGGCCGTTTCAGCAATATGGTACTAGGTCATAATGGCGACGGTATCAACGAAGTAAAAGACGCGCGTGTTGATAATACTGGTTATGATCATAAGACATTGCAAGATCGTTTGTATCATGATTATTCAACACTAGATGCTTTCACTAAAAAGGTTGAGAAAGCTGTAGATGAACACTATAAAGAATATCAAGCGACAGAATACCGATTTGAACCAAAAGAGCAAGAACCGGAATTCATCACAGATTTATCGCCATATACTAACGCAGTAATGCAATCATTTTGGGTAGACCCTAGAACGAAAATTATTTATATGACGCAAGCTCGTCCAGGCAATCATTACATGTTATCTAGATTGAAACCTAACGGGCAATTTATTGATAGATTACTTGTTAAGAATGGTGGTCATGGTACGCACAATGCGTATAGATACATTGATGGAGAATTATGGATTTATTCAGCTGTATTGGACAGTAACAAAAACAACAAGTTTGTACGTTTCCAATATAGAACTGGAGAAATAACTTATGGTAATGAAATGCAAGATGTCATGCCGAATATATTTAACGACAGATATACGTCAGCGATTTATAATCCGGTAGAAAATTTAATGATTTTTAGACGTGAATATAAACCCACTGAAAGACAACTTAAGAATTCGTTGAACTTTGTTGAGGTTAGAAGTGCTGATGATATTGATAAAGGTATAGACAAAGTATTGTATCAAATGGATATACCTATGGAATACACTTCAGATACACAACCTATGCAGGGTATTGCGTACGATGCAGGCATTTTATACTGGTACACTGGCGATTCAAATCCGGCTAATCCTAATTACTTACAAGGCTTCGATATCAAAACGAAAGAATTGTTATTTAAACGTCGTATCGATATTGGCGGTGTGAATAACAACTTTAAAGGAGATTTCCAAGAGGCTGAGGGTCTAGATATGTATTACGATCTAGAAACAGGACGTAAAGCGCTTTTAATAGGGGTAACTATTGGACCTGGTAACAACAGACATCACTCAATTTATTCTATCGGTCAAAGAGGTGTAAACCAATTCTTAAAAAATATCGCACCTCAAGTATCAATGACTGATTCAGGCGGACGTGTTAAACCGTTACCAATACAGAACCCAGCATATCTAAGTGATATTACGGAAGTTGGTCATTACTATATCTATACGCAAGACACACAAAATGCGTTAGATTTCCCGTTACCGAAAGCGTTTAGAGATGCAGGTTGGTTCTTTGATGTACTGCCTGGACACTATAATGGTGCTCTAAGACAAGTACTTACCAGAAACAGCACAGGTAGAAATATGCTTAAATTCGAACGTGTCATTGACATTTTCAATAAGAAAAACAACGGAGCATGGAATTTCTGTCCGCAAAACGCCGGTTATTGGGAACATATCCCTAAGAGTATTACAAAATTATCAGATTTAAAAATCGTTGGTTTAGATTTCTATATCACTACTGAAGAATCAAAACGATTTACTGATTTTCCTAAAGACTTTAAAGGTATTGCAGGTTGGATATTAGAAGTAAAATCGAATACACCAGGTAACACAACACAAGTATTAAGACGTAATAACTTCCCGTCTGCACATCAATTTTTAGTTAGAAACTTTGGTACTGGTGGCGTTGGTAAATGGAGTTTATTCGAGGGAAAGGTGGTTGAATAATGGTAGTAGATAATTTTTCGAAAAACGATAACTTAATCGAGTTACAAACAACATCACAATATAATCCGGTTATTGACACAAACATCAGTTTCTATGAATCAGATAGAGGAACTGGTGTTTTAAATTTTGCAGTAACTAAGAATAACAGACCGTTATCTATAAGTTCTGAACATGTTAAAACATCTATCGTGTTAAAAACCGATGATTATAACGTAGACAGAGGCGCTTATATTTCAGACGAATTAACGGTAGTAGACGCAATTAATGGGCGCTTGCAATATGTGATTCCAAATGAATTTTTAAAACATTCAGGTAAGGTACATGCTCAGGCATTCTTCACGCAACACGGAAGTAACAACGTAGTTGTTGAACGTCAATTTAGTTTCAATATTGAAAATGATTTAGTCAGTGGATTTGATGGAACAACAAAGCTTGTTTATATCAAATCTATTCAAGATACTATTGAAGCTGTCGGTAAAGACTTTAATCAATTAAAGCAAAATATGGCTGATACACAAACGTTAATAGCAAAAGTGAATGATAGTGCGACAAAAGGCATTCAACAAATCGAAATCAAGCAAAACGAAGCTATACAAGCTATTACTGCGACGCAAACTAGTGCAACACAAGCTGTTACAGCTGAATTCGATAAAATAGTTGAAAAAGAGCAAGCGATTTTTGAACGTGTTAACGAAGTTGAACAACAAATCAATGGCGCTGACCTTGTTAAAGGTAATTCAACAACAAATTGGCAAAAGTCTAAACTTACAGATGATTACGGTAAAGCAATTGAATCGTCTGAGCAGTCCATAGATAGCGTTTTAAGCACAGTTAACACATCTAGGATTATTCATATCACTAGCGCGACAGATGCGCCCTCATTTAAAGATATAGGTACTGTCGATACACCTAAAGAAGATGGCGTTGACGATGGTTCAGATATTCCGGTAGCTCCTAACACTTTAGGAAAATCAGGCGTGTTAGTTGTCTATGTTGTTGATGATAGTACGGCACGTGCAACATGGTATCCAGATGATTCAAACGATGAGTACACAAAATACAAAATCTACGGCACGTGGTACCCGTTTTATAAAAAGAATGATGGAAACTTAACTAAGCAATTTGTTGAAGAAACATCAAACAACGCTTTAAATCAAGCCAAGCAGTATGTAGATAATAAATTCGGAACAACGAGTTGGCAACAACATAAGTTAACTGAGCCTAACGGCCAATCAATACAAGTTAACTTGAATAATGCACAAGGCGATTTGGGTTATCTAACTGCAGGTAATTACTATGCAACAAGAGTGCCGGATTTACCAGGTAGCGTTGAAAGTTATGAGGGTTATTTATCGGTATTCGTTAAAGATGATACAAACAAGCTATTTAACTTCACACCTTATAACTCTAAAAAGATTTACACACGATCAATCACAAACGGCAGACTTGAGCAACAGTGGACAGTTCCTAATGAACATAAATCAACGGTATTGTTCGACGGTGGCGCAAATGGTGTAGGTACAACAATCAATCTAACTGAACCGTACACAAACTATTCTATTTTGTTGGTAAGTGGAACTTATCCAGGTGGCGTTATTGAGGGATTCGGACTAACCGCATTACCTAACGCGATTCAATTGAGTAAAGCGAATGTAGTTGACTCAGACGGCAACGGTGGCGGTATTTATGAGTGCTTACTATCCAAAACAAGTAGCACTACTTTAAGAATAGATAACGATGTGTACTTTGATTTAGGTAAAACATCAGGTTCTGGAGCGAATGCCAACAAAGTTACTATAACTAAAATTATGGGGTGGAAATAATGAAAATCACAGTAAACGATAAAAACGAAGTTATCGGATTCGTTAATACTGGCGGTTTACGCAATAGTTTAGATGTAGATGATAACAATGTGCCTATTAAATTTAAAGAAGAGTTCGAACCTAGAAAGTTCGTTTTCACTAACGGCGAAATTAAATACAATAGCAATTTCGAAAAAGAAGACGTACCGAATGCATCAAACCAACAAAGTGAATCAGATTTGAGTGATGAAGAACTTCGCGGAATGGTTGCAAGTATGCAAATGCAGGTGACGCAAGTAAACATTTTGGCGATGGAATTAAAGCAACAAAACGCTATGCTAACACAACAGTTGACTGAAATAAAAGCTGGTAAAACAAATACAGAGGAGGACGTTTAAATGGAGAAAATTAAGATGATTTATCCAACTTTCAAGGACATTAAAACTTTTTATGTGTGGGGTTGCTATAAAAATGAGCAAATTAAGTGGTACGTAGACATGGGTGTAATCGACAAAGAAGAATATGCATTGATCACTGGTGAAAAATATCCAGAAACAAAAGATGAAAAGTCACAGGTGTAATGCTTGTGGCTTTTTAATTTAACAAAAAGTGGGTGGTGTAATGTTTGGATTTACCAAACGACACGAACAAGATTGGCGTTTAACGCGATTAGAAGAAAATGATAAGACTATGTTTGAAAAATTCGACAGAATAGAAGACAGTCTGAGAACGCAAGAAAAAATTTATGACAAGTTAGATAGAAATTTCGAAGAACTAAGGCGTGACAAAGAAGAAGATGAAAAAAATAAAGAGAAAAATGCTAAAAATATTAGAGACATCAAGATGTGGATTCTAGGATTAATAGGGACGATTCTAAGTACATTTGTTATAGCCTTGTTAAAAACTATTTTTGGGATTTAAAGGAGGTGATTACCATGCTTAAGGGAATTTTAGGATATAGCTTTTGGTCGTGTTTCTGGTTTAGTAAGTGTAAGTAATAGTTAAGAGTCAGTGCTTCGGCACTGGCTTTTTATTTTGATTGAAATGAGGTGCATACATGGGATTACCTAACCCAAAGACTAGAAAGCCTACAGCTAGTGAAGTGGTGGAGTGGGCAAAGTCGAATATTGGTAAGAGGATTAATATAGATAATTATCGGGGCAGTCAATGTTGGGATACACCTAACTTTATTTTTAAAAGATATTGGGGTTTTGTAACATGGGGCAATGCTAAGGATATGGCTAATTACAGATATCCTAAGGGTTTCCGATTCTATCGTTATTCATCTGGATTTGTACCGGAACCTGGAGACATCGCAGTTTGGCACCCTGGCAACGGAATAGGTTCGGACGGACACACCGCAATAGTAGTAGGACCATCTAATAAAAGTTATTTTTATAGCGTTGACCAAAACTGGGTTAATTCTAATAGTTGGACAGGTTCTCCAGGAAGATTAGTAAGACACCCTTATGTAAGTGTTACAGGCTTTGTTAGGCCTCCATACTCAAAAGATACTAGCAAACCTAGTAGTACTGATACAAGTTCAGCATCAAAAGCCAATGACTCAACAATTACTGGCGAAGCGAAGAAACCGCAATTTAAAGAAGTTAAAACAGTAAAATACACTGCTTACAGCAATGTTTTAGATAAAGAAGAGCACTTCATTGATCATATAGTTGTAATGGGTGATGAACGCTCAGATATTCAAGGATTATATATAAAAGAATCAATGCATATGCGTTCTGTAGACGAACTGTATACGCAAAGAAATAAGTTTATAAGCGATTATGAAATACCGCATTTATATGTCGATAGAGAGGCTACATGGCTTGCTAGACCAACCAATTTTGATGACCCGCGTCACCCTAATTGGCTAGTTATTGAAGTATGTGGTGGTCAAACAGATAGCAAACGACAATTCTTATTGAATCAAATACAAGCGTTAATACGTGGTGTTTGGTTATTGTCAGGGATTGATAAAAACTTATCTGAAACGACGTTAAAGGTAGACCCTAATATTTGGCGTAGTATGAAAGATTTAATTAATTACGACTTGATTAAGCAAGGTATACCGGATAACGCAAAGTATGAGCAAGTTAAAAAGAAAATGCTTGAGACATACATTAAACGAGATATATTGACACGAGAAAATATAAAAGAAGTAACGACAAAAACAACAATAAGAATTAGTGATAAAACATCAGTTGACAGTGCGTCCACACGAGGCCCTACTCCATCAGACGAAAAACCAAGCATCGTTACTGAAACAAGTCCATTCACATTCCAGCAAGCACTGGATAGACAAATGTCTAGGGGTAACCCGAAAAAATCTCATACATGGGGCTGGGCTAATGCAACACGAGCGCAAACGAGCTCGGCAATGAATGTTAAGCGAATATGGGAAAGTAACACGCAATGCTATCAAATGCTTAATTTAGGCAAGTATCAAGGCATTTCAGTTAGTGCGCTTAACAAAATACTTAAAGGAAAAGGAACGCTCGACGGACAAGGCAAAGCATTCGCGGAAGCTTGTAAGAAAAACAACATTAACGAAATTTATTTGATCGCGCACGCTTTCTTAGAAAGTGGATACGGAACAAGTAACTTCGCTAGTGGTAGATACGGTGCATATAATTACTTCGGTATTGGTGCATTCGACAACGACCCTGATTATGCAATGACGTTTGCTAAAAATAAAGGTTGGACATCTCCAGCAAAAGCAATCATGGGCGGTGCTAGCTTCGTAAGAAAGGATTACATCAATAAAGGTCAAAACACATTGTACCGAATTAGATGGAATCCTAAGAATCCAGCTACCCACCAATACGCTACTGCTATAGAGTGGTGCCAACATCAAGCAAGTACAATCGCTAAGTTATATAAACAAATCGGCTTAAAAGGTATCTACTTCACAAGGGATAAATATAAATAAAGAGGTGTGTAAATGTACAAAATAAAAGATGTTGAAACGAGAATAAAAAATGATGGTGTTGACTTAGGTGACATTGGCTGTCGATTTTACACTGAAGATGAAAATACAGCATCTATAAGAATAGGTATCAATGACAAACAAGGTCGTATCGATCTAAAAGCACATGGCTTAACACCTAGATTACATTTGTTTATGGAAGATGGCTCTATATTCAAAAATGAGCCCCTTATTATCGACGATGTTGTAAAAGGGTTCATTACCTACAAGATACCTAAAAAGGTTATCAAACACGCTGGTTATGTACGTTGTAAGCTGTTTTTAGAGAAAGAAGAAGAAAAAATACATGTCGCGAACTTTTCTTTCAATATCATTGATAGTGGTATTGAATCTGCTGTAGCAAAAGAAATCGATGTTAAATTGGTAGATGATGCTATTACGAGAATCTTAAAAGATAACGCGACAGATTTATTGAGCAAAGACTTTAAAGAGAAAATAGATAAAGATGTTATTTCTTACATCGAAAAGAATGAAAGTAGATTTAAAGGTGCGAAAGGTGATAAAGGCGAACCGGGACAACCTGGTGCAAAAGGTGAAGCAGGTAAAAAAGGAGAACAAGGCGCACCCGGTAAAAACGGTACTGTAGTATCAATCAATCCTGACACTAAAATGTGGCAAATTGATGGTAAAGATACAAATATCAAAGCAGAACCTGAGTTATTGGACAAAATCAATATCGCAAATGTTGAAGGGTTAGAAGATAAATTGCAAGAAGTTGAAAAAATCAAAGATACAACTCTCAACAACTCTAAAACGTATACGGATTCAAAAATTGCTGAACTAGTTGATAGCGCGCCTGAATCTATGAATACATTAAGAGAATTAGCAGAAGCAATACAAAACAACTCTATTTCAGAAAGTGTATTGCAACAGATTGGCTCAAAAGTTAGTACAGAAGATTTTGAGGAATTCAAACAAACACTAAATGATTTATATGCTCCAAAAAATCATAATCATGACGAGCGGTATGTTTTGTCATCTCAAGCTTTTACTAAACAACAAGCGGATAATTTATATCAACTAAAAAGCGCATCTCAACCGACGGTTAAAATTTGGACAGGAACAGAAAATGAATATAACTATATATATCAAAAAGACCCGAATACGTTATATTTAATTAAAGGGTGATTTTTATGGAAGGTAATTTTAAAAATGTAAAGAAGTTTATTTACGAAGGTGAAGAATATACAAAAGTATATGCTGGAAATATCCAAGTATGGAAAAAGCCTTCATCTTTTGTAATAAAACCCTTACCTAAAAATAAATATCCGGATAGTATAGAAGAATCAACAGCAAAATGGACAATAAATGGAGTTGAACCTAATAAAAGTTATCAGGTGACAATAGAAAATGTACGTAGCGGTATAATGAGGGTTTCGCAAACTAATTTAGGTTCAAGTGATTTAGGAATATCAGGAGTCAATAGTGGAGTTGCAAGTAAAAATATCAACTTTAGTAATCCTTCAGGGATGTTGTATGTCACTATAAGTGATGTTTATTCAGGATCTCCGACATTGACCATTGAATAATTTTAAACGACTAATTTTTTAGTCGTTTTTTATTTTGGATAAAAGGAGCAAACAAATGGATATTAACTGGAAATTGAGATTTAAAAATAAAGCAGTATTAACAGGTTTAGTTGGTGCATTGTTGTTATTTATCAAGCAAGTCACGGATTTATTCGGATTAGATTTATCTACTCAATTAAATCAAGCTAGCGCAATTATAGGCGCTATCCTAACGTTACTTACAGGTATTGGCGTTATTACTGACCCAACGTCAAAAGGCGTCTCAGATTCATCTATAGCACAGACATATCAAGAGCCTAGAGATAGCAATAAAGAAGAACAACAAGTTACGTGGAAATCATCACAAGACAGCAGTTTAACGCCGGAATTAAGCACGAAAGCACCAAAAGAATATGATACATCACAACCTTTCACAGACGCCTCTAACGATGTTGGCTTTGATGTGAATGAGTATCATCATGGAGGTGGCGACAATGCAAGCAAAATTAACTAAAAAAGAGTTTATAGAGTGGTTGAAAACTTCTGAGGGAAAACAATTCAATGCGGACTTATGGTATGGATTTCAATGCTTTGATTATGCCAATGCTGCTTGGAAAGTTTTGTTTGGATTACTTCTAAAAGGTTTAGGTGCAAAAGATATACCATTTGCAAACAATTTCGATGGACTAGCTACTGTATACCAAAATACACCGGACTTTTTGGCACAACCCGGCGACATGGTTGTGTTCGGTAGTAATTACGGTGCAGGATACGGACACGTAGCATGGGTAATTGAAGCAACTTTAGATTATATCATTGTATATGAGCAGAATTGGCTAGGCGGTGGCTGGACTGACGGAATCGAACAACCCGGCTGGGGTTGGGAAAAAGTTACAAGACGAAAACATGCTTATGACTTCCCTATGTGGTTTATCCGTCCTAACTTCAAAAGTGAAATAGCTCCACGATCAGTTCAATCTCCTACACAAGCACCTAAAAAAGAAACAGCTAAGCCACAACCTAAAGCAGTAGAACTTAAAATCATCAAAGATGTGGTTAAAGGTTATGACCTACCTAAGCGTGGTAGTAACCCTAAAGGCGTAAATAATAGTGAATTTTTCATAAATATGATATAGTACCTTTATAATGATATAGGGGTGCTGATATGACAGAGATTTGGAAAGATGTTATAAATTACGAAGGTTATTATATGGTTTCGAATATGGGCAGAGTTAAGTCCTTAAAAAGAGTTGTTAAACATGGAGGTTCTGTGACAAGAACTTACCCGACTGTGATTTTAAAACCAAATAAAGTAGCATTTGATTATTTTCAAGTCACTTTAAA